ATGTCTTACTACAGAGCCCTTCTAAATCGTAAACGTTCCTGGACTCCAATTAATCCTACACCTGCTCCAGTTGCTCAAGGAGCAGAAAATACAATAGGTCGTGCTTTGGCGCTGCGTTGTCTTGAATTACCTGTTGGTGAATGGATAACTTCGGCAACACAACGTGACCTCCCTAAAGATGATTATATATTACAATTACTACAAAGTAATATTGCAGATGAAGAACGGCACGATCAGGCACTACAGAATGCAGAAGATGCATTAGGTTTAGCTAGACCCTTTGAGGAAGAAGCCAGACGTATCAGGGATACAGTATTAGGTTTCGGCGAACACCCCATGCTTAAAGCAGTAGTACTTGAAAGGTCTGTGTTCTTCGTGTTGTTACCCATCTTTCGGTTCTTAGGTAATGTAGGTCTAAGAACAATAGCCAGTGATATATCACTAGATGAAACTGCTCATGTGGCAACACACGGACTAGTGTGTGCAGACTTAGGAATTTCACTAACCAAGCGGCTGGATAGGATTAGAAAGGAAGTAGTTGAGTGGATGGTAAGCGATCTAAACGTCCCAGTAACTAAATATGGTTCTAAAGACTTCTGGATCAGGCAATCTGATAACTTATTATATACTGGAGTAGCTCCTGAACTGGAAGATACTAGTCGGGCACGTATGCCTGCTTTCTTTGAAAGTAATAGCCAGAATCTACCTGAATATTATTAATAGAAAATGCACCCTCTGGTGGTGAGGGTGCAATCCTTAATTAATTATCTTCATCTTCAATATCTACAGGAAAAGAAGTTAATTCTTGAACCCTGTCTTCATTTTCAGAAGCTATATGTACATAAAGTATTTCCCTACCCTCATCTCTAGCGGCTTGCACCAACTGTTTATATTTCTCATCAACATTATCTGTGTTGAGAAGAGTTACTTCTACATCCTCTTGTCCTTGGTTTATGCGTGCAGAAACCTTTATAATATCAAACGGAATTAAAGCATCTGAGATGTTTTTAGAAGTATTTTCTTTTTTACAGAAGAAAACATTTACAATGTCTGATTCTTTTAAGGCATCAAGTGCAGTTTCTACTAAACACTCGAATAGTGTTCCTTTTAAAGTTTTTGTGATCATTTTGAAATTCCTTTAAATCTCTCTGGTGATTAGCTCAATCACCGATCTTGGTGGGGCAAGCTCAAAAATTCCTTTCTCCATCGCTAGGAGCTTGCTTCCTGCTCTCTCTTTATGGGGCAATTTCTTTCAACTAGGAGCTTGCCCTTGCTCCTATTGCAAATATAGAGCTGTATTTTGCCAAATGACAAGGCCTGTGTTGCAAAGACAATTCATATGTAACTCATAGATAATCATCTATATTACAAAGAGACATTATCAAGCTTGCCACTAACGACCGCTATCAGATAGCGGTCGTCATTTAACAGGCGGTATTGAGGGTGGTTGTCGGTTTAATGAGTTCCGGTTAGGAGAATCTGTTGTCAACGACTCCCGCGAGTCTTGTTAAAACAGGATTCATTGATGGGAAGTATCAGAAACACCTCGTTAACGGATCGCATTTGGGGTGACTCATAGTATAGTTGTGTTAACTGAGCATTTCTGGTAAGCTCTACTGCTTAGGGCATATTTCAAGATGAGACTTAACTCAATTAGATGAGACTTGACTCAATTAGAACTGTACACTATACTAAAAACATGGATGCAGCAGACATGTTTTAAACAAAAACACAAACCGTTTGAAACATGACATCCCGTTACCCTTAGAGGTCGAGGAATTCCGGTAAAGACGTTCTGAATACCAAAAATTAATCATGTTTTTGGCGAAGGCTCCTTAAGGAGCCTTTGTTATTTATGGGGTTGGTAATTTCTTATTATTCAATAAGTTTTTGGCTATAACTAGGAAACTCACTTTCTGGACTTTACCTATACCCTCATATTTGGGGTAGGCACTCATAACGTGTAATCTAAGCTTTTTACTCTCAGGAAATACTTTGAAAGAGACAAAATAATCAACTAGAGTACCTTTTGAATCTAACATCTTAACTGCTGCATAGCTTTTATGCCCACCGTGGCAAACTAATGTTGCCTTATCACATAATGATTTAATAATGCTGGGTAAATGCTTCGAGAGGTTGTATCTCTCAAAATGGAATGGTCTTGACTCTCTAGGAGCTTTATACATTAATAATTCTAATTCTTCACTGGAAAACTCATCTGACTCTTTAGTGAAGCAGTGTGAGCCATAGGTTACTATAAACCTGTATGTAATCAGATTTTTTTCGTCTCTATCATCAAGATATTCAACCCAGTGAGCATCAAGATGTGATAAGTCATATACTGTACCATTGTATGAGAAATTTCTCCATCTTATAACTTCTGTTTTTACAGTATTAAAATTATTACTCATCAAATAATACTATTTATCATTACAGATGAGTAGTTTAGCGTAGTAATAGACAATACAAATTCCGGTTTATTACTGAAATATCTGTGTGAATATCTTGTGAAGTCGGTAGTTTTCCTGCAAAGTAAGGAAAACTCAAAACCCTTGCCAGAAGCGCACCCCACAACGATGTAGAGTGCTACGCTACCAGCGTAGAGGTTTATCTGTTTCAAACAGATAAATTCAAAAACCCCACCAGAAGCCGACTCCTGAGTGTGTGGGAGTCGGTACTACCTCAACATTTCAAATGTTGGGGTTCCGTTTTAAACGCCACCCTAGCTGTACCATCACCGAACACCTTGAAACCCTCTTGTGGTCTGAGTTCCGCACGAAAGTGGATCTGTTACCGAACACCTTTAGCTGTAGCACTACCGACTCCTTAATGTTGAGGAGTCGGTTAATGGCAAGGGTTTCACAACGCAACACCTTCTAATAGCCTCCTAGCAAGCTTTCCAGACACTAAAGCGTGGCTACATGCAACACCTTATGAATAATTAAAAAGCCCTAGCAAATGCTAGGGCTGCTGGACTTTCAAGTTAGGCAATATGCCTTATTCTTCATCGTCCTTATAACCACAACTTTTGATAACACATTCACCCCAAATAGTCACAGCAGTTCCCAAATAAAGATCACGTAAATCTCCGTTGGACGCGGTAATACCGCAAACGGCTAACACCAATCCAACAGAAGCTGCACAAGCGATTTGATTGGGTTTCATGTGATTATATTAGTTGTATATATATATATTTCTTTGTACCTAATTACTTGTGTTGTTGACTATGTAGTTTCTACTGATAAATAGATGTAGTGTGGAATATTTTGGCATAAGTAAGAGATTTAAGCTTGATTCAGGGTTTATACTCAAACAATCTTTAGTATATGGAGAGTAGAGTGTTATAGATAATATGCTTTATGTAAATTATTTATGCCGAATACCAACTTTAGGAATATAGGTTTTATAACAATTGGTTCCACATTGGCAGTTTCTACATTAAGTTTAATTATAAATTCCACTTCACCTATTACCGCTCAAGTTAACTTCAAACAAAATAGCTCTATTGGGATAGTTAAAAAATCTCCAAAGATTGTAAGTGCGCCTTGGTCTGATTATTATTTAAAGTCTGTGGATGTTTTAGATATTGGATCTAATAAAATTCTAAACGTCGAACTTTATGAATTAGGTAAAACCAGAAGTTCAGGGTCAATATCATACAAACATTTCTCAATATCTGAACAGCAGTGGAATCAGTGCGTGGGAATCAAGGGAAAAGAGGTTATATTTACTAATCCCTACTCCCATGAATCTTACATTGCGAGTGGATGTTATGGCTCTTACATTGGTTTATCTGATAAATATTTACAATTACATTTATGGGATCGTAAACCAGGAAAAAATGGTTACGTTACTTCAGAGGGAAATGTGAGGAAAGCTATGAATGATTTCCTTAAGTATTTCAATAATTCAACAGGAACTAATTTCAAGTATATTCCTTAATCATTTTGAGCTTGTAGATTTCTCTAAATGCACAAACCCCTGAGAAATTCCTCTCAGAGGTTTGGCTTACAGGTAATTGGTATCTGGTATCAGCTAACTATTGAATATTCCAAAGGGGATTATTTGGGTCAATAAACATATTAGTTTTCTTCCACTCACCTTTCAAAGACCAACTAACCTTAACTCTTACTGTACCTGATTCACTATCTCTGTGTCTTGAATATTTTTTGAAAGTAGTTTCCAGCTTTTTACATAAAGCATAATAGTTAGTCACAGCCTTACCATCAAACTTGATTTCTATAACTTGGTGATTAGGTTTCTCTAGTCGCGTTACCTGATATTTAATATTAGGCAACTCGGAAGCAGCAACTAAATCCTTTATTTTAGACCTAACTTCCGCGACCATCTCCTTAACAATTTCTACTTCTCCAATAGGTTTTTTACGCTTTGTGCGATAACTCATTGAATTAAACCTCCCTCTAGTTTTGTAATAATTCCTAATTCTTTAGCTCTTGCGTCAACAGCAGCGTGAATCTTCTTAATCCAACGCTCAGTCTTGGTCTTATCTGTGAAGTTGACTGAGAACCCATCGTGTTGCCAAATCGTAATTGCAAAGTCTTTAGTGGTCGTAGCGAGATGTAGGACTGGCAGAAGTAAATAAAGTTCTACCGCTTGTGCTTGCTGCGACAACACACTTCGTATACATTCTTTCCGTTCTTCTGTTGGGTTGCCGTGTTCGTCCTTCACACCTGTGATTTGTATTTGTTGCCCAAAGATAGTTTCTACAGAATCCCAGGAATTTAATTCCTTAATCATTCGTTGCCTTGCTTGATATATGGCTTTTATTAGGGGATGAGTGAAAAACCTATTACCACCGTCTTTTATGCCAAACTTAGCTAATCCATCACAATCTGTATCACCTTCATCGAGAGACTTGATTAGATTTTGCTTTCCCTTCCCATAAACTAGGCTGTAAAGTGCTATCTTCAGCACGGCTTTAATATCTCCGTACTTCTGTTCATTCTCTGCCTTCAATTGGAGGGCATCAATACCGTAGTGATTGATCAACTCAATCCATATCTTCCGTCCACTAGCGAGAAACTCTTGTACTTCTAGAATATTCCAAACCTTACCAACGATCGCAAGCTGGCTCGAAGCTAAATCATACTCATACCAACCCTTGGTTATTACCTTACGTATTTCCCTACGGAGCATTGGAATACTGTAGTTAGAGGGATATACCCTCACCGTCTTACCCTCTCTTGAGGTCTTGTAGAAGGGCTGCAAGTCTTCTGCAATGGTCTGTAGGATATTAGCTTGTACTTTCCTGCTTGTAGGGTCTTTTATCTCCATCACCTTTGTCCAAGCTGCCTGGAAATTGTCATTAATAATTTTGGTAAAACAATTTACCGGGAGATTATTCATATACTCCAAAAGTTCTTTAGAGCCTGCCCCAGCAGAGCCTATACACTGCATTGCCTCCTGTTGAAGGGTTTCTCTATCTATTTTCTGAGTCTTCCTCGTGTAGACCCTTCCAGAGTCAAAATAGACCCTCCCTGAATCCATATTCTTGTACACCTCATCCTGGAACGCTTTTTCAACTATTGGGTGCAAACGAACTATAGCCTCTCGTGCTAAGTTATTTTTTGAATCTGCCTCTTTCCACTCAAATGCTGCTGTTGACACATCTTGTCTAAATTTAGTTAAAAATGTGCTAGAATTATAGTGGTTGGAATAATAAGCAGATAATTTACCTTCTGCTCTGGCTACATGGTAGCGATCAATTACAATATTCCCGGTATGTTTATCTATCTTGCCAAAGAGTAGATATCTCATAAATCTCCAATACTCTGGGCACTTATTTAATCCGGGATAATACCTTTGCAATAAATCACGAAACTCACGCGATACAGTCTTTCTCATTTCAATACCTTTTTTAATTATTTCCCCCTACTGTTTGAGGCTTTAGGGGGATTTGACTTTTATATATTGATAATTAGTAACCCTTCTCCGTTAGGAATTTATCTAACAAATAACGGATGATCTCTGTAGGGGTGTCATTTGTGTCTTCTACAAACTTATCTAGCCGCTCTTTCATCTCCTTCTTCAATCTCAGCGCGACGATGGGGCTACCTCGATAAGATTTTTCTGACATAATTTATCTCCACTCTTTCATTATATATCAATACTAACAAATGTGTAAAACACCTCCAAGAATTTATTTAATAAAATTATTCTATGATTAATTAAAAATACATAGATTAATACCTATAGTTGGAGCGACAGGGGGAAAATGGGGGTTTTTTGGACAAAATTCGGGTTTATCGAACAAAGGTTTAAGCCATGTAGAGTATGGGTTTCAGACAATGAGCCTGGAAAAACAATGCTATACCTATATAAGGGATAGATAGTTAATAGAGTTACATCTGATGAATCCAGATGAATTGTTAATAGATTTTTCGCTATATGTATATGTTTATTTAAATTTTAATTAGGAAATTTTCCGCAGATATTTACCTACAGAATTTTCCCCACTGGTTAAGCAGAGAAATACTCATACATGTATGCCCGTGTTGCCATCTCCGTACACTACAGCCTGAAACCTTTACTACATACTAATACCGTCATTCCGGTATTAGCAATTTATACTATTAGCTAAGTATACTTAGTCATGGGAGCCTTACCGTATATTAAAAACTGCTTTTCCCGTGTTTGAGATTATACTTTTATTGAAAGTTGTGACTAGTTTCTAAAAGTGAGGTGTCGAATTGGAAAGCTTTACAAGGTAAGGTTTTTAGCCATTTTGACTAACCCAAATGTCGAATTGAAAACTCTCTTTTATTTTTCCGATTTGAAACCGGAAAAATCCAGTGAGGAGTCAAAATGTTGATGGATGTCTTGAAACTCCCAGCGCACAGACATTTGAAGCAATATGGAAAATCGTGGAGATGCCTTAGCGATAGGTTTTTATCACCACTGATAAAAATTCCTGGTTGGGACGGGAAACTCTTGATTAGTAAGGTTTTCTACTGTTTTCTAGCTTTTGCTCTGTTTTTGAAATTTGCTGTTGGGACGACTTTCTTGGTGGGATTGGAAACCTTTATTCAGCAAGGCTTCCAAGCATTTTTAAATTCTAGAATGGGTTTGACTCATTTCACTTACCAGCCTCGGTAAGTGGTAATGTGGTTATCACCACATTACCATTAGCGGCAAAATGGTGGGACGGACTAATAATTATCAAGTGTGGTGTCTGTGTTGCCCTGGAAGGCTTTGTAATCACTTTCTAGCCCTATACATCATTTGATTAAGTAGAAGGCTTTAAAGCCCCTTAGCGGGGCTGTAACGTTACTTATTTTTAGACATACTCGAAAACTTGATCTGGCGTACAACCAAACGCCTGAGCGATATTATCTATCTCCTCTTCTGTGGGCGAGATATATTTATGTTCCTCATATATCTTGTGATATCTCAATAATTGCTTTCTTATGGCCTTTGCATCCTCGTCGGCTGTGATAGTTATCCACGAACGTACTTCTCTACACATCACTTTATTAAAAAACTGACACTTATCGGTAATTCCATGCTTCACACAAAGTTCTTTAACGTGGTAGACTCGCCTCCGCTTACGCTTACCAATCTTTTTAAGGGGAGTAACATCAGTAGTCTCAGGTGGGGGTGGGGGCGTTACTTCTGTCTCAGTTAGTGTAGGGAGTGAACAATCTGATTCCTTATCCTGTGAGCTTTCTACGTTGCCCTCAGTGGAGGGAGTGAACAGTTCCCAGTAGAAAGTATTAGTACCGTTAACTCTACGTCTAACCTTAGTGCAACCACTTTGCCGTAGTAATGTTCCTACCTCATTTTCTATAAGTCTATTTATAGTTGTAAATCTCAGAACATTTTTAACTACCTGCTCAATAGTGCAAGGCTGATGTTTCGCTACGTAATTCCTAATCAATTCATAAATAGTTAATTCAAGGGGTTCGGTTGAGCAGGGAGTGAACACCTCCAAAGTCCTATCTTGTATGACTTCCAAGGTGTTCGGTTGGGTGGGGAGTGAACAATCAGTACTAATCATTGGTACTACTTCCTGTTGCTGTCCTGAGTGGGGTGTGGACACATCTAAATCCTTACCCTGTAATAGTTCTAAAATGCTGTTCTGAGTAGGGTGTGGACATTGATCTTCTAGTAAGGTTGTATGTTCGTTGGCTGTGTTGTCCATAGTGCGATCGCTAATTTCAATCTGTTGTTCAGCCTCCGGTTCAAACGTGCCCTGGCAGACATTAATTAATTCATCCGTTGCCTGTGTTGTTGAGTCACAATCCTCAAGAACTACTAACTCAGGCTCGTATTGAAAATCCCCTAGCCCCTGTTCATCCCACAACTGGCGGAGGATAGCAACAAACCTACTAACACAATCCTTAGCGTCGGAGAGGTTTTCTATGTAGCCTCTACTCTTCTTCATAAGCCTTGGGTTGTCTTCTAACCTCTGGATTAGTGGTTGGTATTTTTTCTCATACTGACCACATAACCAACCCAAATCCCCCTCAACAGGAGCAAACACCTCATCAGCGTTAATACCTTTTGCTGCACATTTAATGTAAATCTCATTTAATATATAGTCCGCCTCTACTGCTAGACGAGTAACCCCATCTAGCAGATCCCCATTTAAAGGAATGCGGCGTAGCTTTTCCGAGTTTATCCTGATTTCATATTGAAATATGAAGATTAGTTCGTCTATCGCCCCTAATACGTCGCTCTGTAATTGATTAGGGATAGCAACGGGTTGATCATATAGTTCCGGGTTGGATTCCAGTCTTGCGATCGCAGGGAAGATTCTATCTATTTGCTCTTGCAGGCCTGCCAATCGCTCTGGATAAATCACTAAATCATCTGAAACGTTTCTTCGCGCACACTCTGCTGTGAACTCTTGAACAACTTTCTCCGCTTCCGAAAGACTATTTATTATTCTGTTTATGTCTCTCGTGTTGTCTAATCGATGATTAGGTTTTGGTAACTCTAACTTCCGAATATCTATCCGAGACTCATCTTGAATTGCGTACATATATTTCTCCTCAATTAGCTCTATATAATTTTATTCTAGTGAATTATTTTAGGCTTCAACAAGCCCCAACAATTTTGCTAGAATAAAATTATATTGTTCGAGGAAAATTATGAAAGTAGAGCGTAAACTTCTGGTTGAAACTCCAGATTTACCAATATTAATTAAGCAAGCAAGACTTGCAAGTAATCGCACAGTAAAGGATTTGGCGGCTTCTGCTGGAATGACACAGGATAATTGGTTCAAGATAGAATCTGCCACAATTAAATCACTACCAGAACCCACATTACGGCGAATTGAAGGTGTTCTGAATACAGACTTCGGCGTAGATTTTTAGCTACAGATATATATCTACAGACTTTAACTCTGAGGAAATGGTTATGAAACCACCAAAAAAAGACTACCTTAAAGACAATCCAGACGAGTTATTTCAAGAGTATTTGTCAGTTTTGCATACTCTGCAAGAAGCAGTCAGTCAACAGTTAAAAATAATTGATTTAGGACTGAAAGAGGAAACCCACAGTTGTGTAAAGATGATATTTGTGGATTGTGGAGCAAAAATACTCAATGAAAAATTGTTTGACGCGATGGCTGATTTAATGGCGATCGCCAGTCGCGCACGAGATGTAGGTAAATAAGCGGGGAAATTATGTTATTGATTAATTATCGACCTGAAGACATAATCCGGCGACTGAATAAAATCGAATTTCTTCTAGGAGACGCAAGGCTTCAGAGCCTGTGTTGTCTACTTGAAAAAGGAACCCCCTACAATCTAAAACTCGTGAGTGAAATTATTGAGGCTTATGAGCGATCACTGAACCGTTCAGCAGCCTAACCCCCTTGCCCCGTGTTGCAGAGTATAACTAAATTAAATATTTATGGTTGTACTAAAACTATCGAAGGCTATGATGCAGATAAAGTAAGCATCATAGCTTTTCTGTCTCTACTAATTATCAACCAGGGGGCAATAGATATTTCAACAATTCCGCAGCTTTAGGTAGCAGGTAGCCTTGAGTATTCGCAGCTAAATCCAGAACACCACCAAAAGTCATTAACAAACCAAAAATCTTACTTATAATACCTTTTTTCTGCTCTGGAGTGTATGCATCACTGCGTAATATAATTGCACCAATATTTGCTTCTACAACTGTTCGTAGTCGCTCTGGCCCACCAATCTTATAATGCCTAATAGCAGAGCAGATTTCTTCAAGACGTACAACCAAGAACGTTTTAATATCTTCGGCTAGGTCTGAGGATACTACTTCTTGCAATAGAGATTCACACTGCTCTAGATATTCTTGTAATTGTTCTTCGGTTAACTCTGGCTCTGGTTGTTCTTGAGCAATAAAATTAGCGCAAGCATCAAGAATAAAAATGAAGTTTCTATTTTGAATCTGATTCTTTATCCCATCCCACTGGCTTAATAAAGGGTTAGATGTTTGTATGTAAAATTGAATTTCTCTAATAGCCTTCACATACAATTCAACATTATCAACCTTCTTGAGTAATTTAAGCTTCTTCTCTACTTCCGATAACAATACATAAATTTCTATCAAAAAATGCGGATTTAATTCTGGATTTTCTACTTTGAATGCGTTAGCAAGCACTTTATAGGCTAACTCAGCAGAGTTTCCATTAACGAAAGCATATTGGAAAGCATCATATAGCCGCCGTGCAGCATTATTCTGTCCCATGTTAGTAATATCCTCATTATGTCCGCCTCATTTAAGGCTGCAAGTCTAGCAGAAATTACCGAACCAAGCAACACATTATATTTATAACCCTTTGTCCTGCCGTGTTGCTTTGGTTAGTATCACTACAAAGATACATAGTTATTTAAATATGTCAGAAGCAAATTTGAGTTTACGTGAGTCTGTGCTGTTAAGTCAGCCTGGTGCAGACATTAATCTTCTTGAGAAATTAGCTAGTTTAGTTCATAAATACAACTTAAAGTGGATTCCTAGCCCAAGTGGTAATCGAGATGGTGCATTCTTCATCATGAGTCAGGTTGCGATCGCCAAAGGACTGAAACCCTCTGACTATAAAGACCACTGGGCAACCGGGAGCGATAAAAGCGCTCAGTCAAATTTGGCAGGGAGATTTTTTAAAATAGAAGGTGATTATCTCAGGCTATTCAAGGAATCGTGGAAAGAAGCTCACAAACAATCTTTGGGTAGAGCTAGTTCTATTTATGTTGGTGACTGGGAACATTGTTTTTCATATTTGACACAAGGCAATGGTGAAACAGCCCGTGACTTTCAGAGTTTAGGCGCAAAGGCTATTGAGATAGTGTCTCGTAACAACTATTCCAGTAGGCAGCAGCAGCAGCACGGACTTAGTGAAGAAGAGATTCAGCGTGAACTAATGCTGCTTGCCAGTTACTCAAACCTGAGACTGCGATTTGAGGTAGGAAGTAAACTTGGTATTAATACTCAAGATAATGCAACATATCGCCGCTGGGATTGGGTTGAGAGAACACCTAAATCTGTGCGAATTTATGAACTAAAGAGTCATCGAGTTACAGAAATAGACATCAAAACATCTTTGTTTGATAAGAAATATGCCTTAATTGCTGCCGAGACTTACCAAAAACCAATTGAATTTGTATTCACTGGTTTGGATGGTATTAGTTGGGAAGCTAAAGACTTTATTGATGATTTAACATCGGGCAGTGGTTGTTTTAAGTTAGGAGAAATCCCAATTAAAGTATCCTTCATTGATTTATTTGCTATAAGCGACCGTGTTGCCACCAATATTACAAGAACTAGCCCTGCTGAACAATGGCCTTGGCTACAGAAGAAGTTGAGTGAATTCCAAATAGTAAGCAGCCGCACCGTTGCTAAATTAAAAACAAAAATTGATAAGGCTTATGCTTCCGGGTTGCTGAAGTCAAATAAGGTTCAATATATTAATTCAACTGGTGTTGTAGTTTAGAAATTATATTAAATAAACACTATAAAGCCGGGGTTTATATCCCGGCTTAATTTTTTTATACTTCTCATTTTTAATATATTCTTATTTTAATTTAATTACTTAGATTTTCTTAATTCTTCCGCATCCTTATGAGACTGTATCAGATTTTCATACATTGATTGCTCATCCTTTAAATCAGCCAGGAAATCATTCCAAACCTCCTCATTACATCGTAACTCCCCTAATAAAGTTTCTAGCTTCTTAGTGTGTATGTATTGCTTTAATAATACTCCTGTTTGGAGAGCAATGGTGGCGACGAGCATGATGGTTGTCATCATATGTTTAACCTTTTCTAATCTATACCTCTAGACTAACAACTGTTTTTCAACAATACCAAGGGTACTTTTAAACATGCCAGAACAAAACTTAACAAACCTTTCTAGCGCGAATATTATTGATGTTTCCCCTAACACTGGTGCAATATCCATTAGTCCACAACAGCAAGACAAAATTATTGATGCTTTTCTGCTTCAGGGTGGAGGAATAGGGTTGGGTGTTTTATTAGCTATTGCTGGGACAATATTTGTAGCTAATTGGCTAGGTCTGAAAGACGCTGTAGGTGAGTGGTCGAAGCGGCAGGCTGTTGAAAGTCAAATGCTTCAAAGTATTAGTGAATCCCTAAAAACATTGTTAAGAGAAACTACAAGTCACAATGATGATTGTCGAGAGAAAAGTCAAGCTACTCAACAATCACTACGAGATTTAGATTATAAAGTTGTTTCTGTCCAAAAAGGGGTTGAAGGTATTCACGAAGAATTAAAAGAAATGCGGAGAGATACAACTCAAAAGCACAGATAAATTACTACTTCTGTTTACCGTGTTGTCTTGTTAGTTTAATTATATAGCCCACAGTTATTTAACTATTATGGATATAACAGAAAGAGCTTTTAAATTATATTTGCAGGGCTGGTCTCTTAGAAAGTTAGAGAAGCATTTCGGTGTACCTAATGAAACTCTGGGATATCGGTTTCGGAATAAATACGGGAGAGACTACAGGAGGCTTAAGAACTTCCTCCCAGTCGTTAGAGAATATCTAAAGAATAGAAGTTTATCCGCACAGGATAAGGGACAAATTATTGAGTGGTTAACCAGCGATTCATTATTTCAAAGATTAACCGCCCTCCCCAATACTCATAAAAAGTTATATACAAATTCTGAGATTGAAAACCTCACACGCAGACAGTGCAACTACAAAGATGGGGATTGGAGACGATTATTTGAAGTTTTAGAGTTCAAAAGGGATAAATCATATGTATCTATATAAATATGAGACCGGACAGCAGGAATACTACGCTAACTCTTTCATAGAGCCTAGTCGGAAAAATGGATATGTTGACATTTCTGATTTAAAGTATTGTCTACATTTATTTTATTCTGGCGGGCTAGATGATGTAGATGACTATCTGAGTCGGCTGTATTTGCCTCCCCGTGACCTTGATCCCACTAATAGTTTATTTGGGTTGTTGGACACACAAACTGTTGAAGAAGCTCTATCTTCCATTAGTGAGGATTATCAATCTGTAATTGAAGTTGAGTTCACACAAAATCCCACTGCTAGTGAGAGACTGCAACACTTTTACGTGCAGAGTTTAACACCACTGACGTTTGCTGAGTGGGTTGATCATCTATTCACTGATGCTATCTACGAGTTGTCACATCAGATTCGAGCGTTAATTTAATTACGCAATCGCTAATTAGTAGATAACAAATTAATTTATGGCACACCTTAGTGCCTATTTTTATGGAAAGAAATAGGCAGTATTTAAAAGACATCCACAGGGATTTCCTCTGCTTACTGCTTGCAGGTCAACGAGATTTAACTAAGGATGATATTCGCAAGCAGTTTGAGGAGCAATTCCCCGGCTTTGTCCTAACAGATAGGCAGATAGCTGATTTTAAGCGTGACTATAAGAAAGAAATCCTAGAATACCAAACCAACGATAAGAAATCCTTTGATGCTGCTCTGAAGAATGGTCTTCTGGAGTTTGCCACCAGATACCAGCGGATTGTCGCCTTAGAGAAAGTAATTCACTATGGGCTGTACGGCTACACAGAAGATGTTGTTGTTGGTGGAAGAATCAACACGGTTACTAAGAAAGACCCAACTGTAGTTATTAGAGCGCTGGCTGCAATTAAGGATGAAGTAGAGCAACTCAGCAGCGAAGTGAGTGCCACATACCAAATCAGCGTAGAGCTAGTAGACCCACCAATACAAGAAGATGAGATTGAAGCTCCATATTAATCAGCTAAGGGTCTTCAATAATAAATCAAAGTTTAAATTAGTTATTAGTGGTCGAAGGTGGGGGAAAAGTCGCCTTCTACTAACAACAGCAATAATTAAGGCATTAAGCTTCGATCAAGAGATTGACCCAGCTAGCCCCCCTATCTGTCTGATAGTAATGCCTACACTCAAGCAGTGCAGACAGATTCATTGGCAACCTTTACTAAACTTACTCGAAGATCAACCGTTTGTAGAGAGCATATCTCGGACGGATTTTAGAATAAAGCTTAAAAATAATAAACCAGATATTGTCTTACGTGGAGCCGACGATCATGGTGATTCACTTCGGGGTCTAAAACTTTACTGGTGTGGGATCGATGAGTTCCAAGACCTTAGCATGATTGCTTGGGAGGAGGTACTAACACCTGCCTTAGCAGACACTAATGCCAGTTCTGCGTTGCTGATAGGAACCCCCAAAGGTAAGGCTCATCCCTTATACAAATTTCACCTCAAGGCTATAGATGATAATGATTGGTTATACTACCACTTCATCTCTTCTGATAATCCATTTATTCCTCGTCCATTCTTAAGGAAAGCGAAGGAAACCCTTCCTGCAAGAGTTTATCGCCAGGAGTTTGAAGCTAGTTTTGAAGATTTTGAGGGACAGATATTATCTGAGTTTGGCGATCACCATATAGTAGATAACTTACCAACAACTTTTGTCAGCACTTATTTAGGCATCGACTGGGGAGATTTAAATCCAGCGGTCTGTGTTGTTGGTCTAACTCAAGATAAGAAATATTTCATCATTGATGAATGGACTAATCCTAACCCCTCAACTCCTGTGGTGTTTGACCAGTTACTAGAGAAAGCTGCTTACTTCTGCGATCGCTATAACATATATCGTTGTTTTGCAGACCCCAGCAGACCAGCCAGTATTCTAGAATTTCAGCGATATGGGAAGAACAAGAAAATCCCTGGTTTAGCAAGGACTGTAGCTGGTTTTAATAGAGTCAAGGAAGGGAATCAGACTGTCAATAACCTCTTCTTTCAGAATCGATTGTTTATTAACTCAAAGCTTGGGTCATTCGCTGATGAGCTTAGGAGTTATCACCGTAAGACTAAAGATGGTGAAATCATTGATGAGGTCGCACCTGGGCAAGAAGACCACCGCACCGACAGCACTCGCTATGTCCTTGCAACTATTGAACAACGAAATAATTTATTGAAATGAATTATCCGCTTTTATTAGATTTAAAAGTATTACAAACTGAACACCCGGATTTTACAGAGTGGAAACCTGCCTACCAGGAGATTGATTTGCTATCTGCGGGTGGCTACAGACTCAAGAACCAGATTTGTCAATTCTTACCACGCCGAGCCGGGGAGTCTGAAGAAATATATGAAATTAGACTTAAGAAATTTACATATAGCAACATCCTCGGCTCCGCCGTAAACAAGCAATTATCTAAGTTTGCTAACAGTTCTTTATCAATTTCTGGCATTGAGTCTAATCAGTCTTTTTGGGAAGCCTTCAGAGATGATACAAGCCTGACTGGTCGCAGCGAGAAAGATTTATTATCCACAGTCTTCCGTGAATGCCTGAAGTTTGGGAAGTGTTATCTCCATGTAGACAAACCATCTACAGATGTAAAACCAGTCAACAGAGCGCAGGAACAATTATTAGGCATTCGCCCATACATAACTATATATAGTGCCCAACAAGTTATTAACTGGAGTGAGAGCCGGGGAGATTTGGATTGGATTAAAGTCTTCCAGTTAATCAATGACACAGCTAATCCATTAATTCCGCCCCAAGTTCGTGCTGTCTGGACATTCATCGACCGTGAATATATTGCTAAGTATTCAGCTTATGTAGAACTTGATTCCCGTGGTGCTATCAAAAACATTATTAATGCTGATAGTAGTAAGAATATTGTTGAAGCTGAAGTTCCATTGGTTTCTCTAGTTCAACATGGTTTAGGGACTATCCCGGTAATTAAAGCTGAAGTCCCTTCTGATTTATGGGCTTGTGATCAAGCTGCATCCAAAGCTTTAGAGCATCTGAGGATAGATTGCAGCAAGTATGATATGTTGACGCTTGCCTACCTCCAGCGCACGTTTAAGCGTGTCCAGACACCTGATGGAGACATTAACAACACCTATGAGGGTAGTGGTGATGAAATACCTACGGGTCTGCAACACGTTCTGGAGTTGGAGAAGTTTGAGTGGAGTGAACCAACCGGAACAATTATTACCCAAATGAGAAAATCCCTTACCCAGATTGAGAATCAGGTAAAGGATTTAATTGCTATTGGTGGTGTTAGCTCAGAGCAGTCTGCGGTTCAACAGTCCGGCGTATCCAAGAAAATGGACTTCTATGACCAGGAAGCCATTCTTCGGGCTTATGGTGCAATTATCTGTGATGTCTACCAAGACACACTTGAATTAGTGGCGCGATCGCAAGGGTTGAATGATCAAATCTCTGTTTCTGGGTTGGATAAATTTGATTTAGATAACCTAGATGATGTTTTGGTCAATGTCAAAGCAATTTCATTAATTGACCTTAATGCTCTGAGAAACCAACTACCTGCTACAGCTTTTGCTCTTGTGTACAAGAAAATAATTAACCTACTGCTTGGTAATTTATCACCAGAGCAGCAATCAGTTATTGAACAGGAGATTGAAGCAATTATTAATGCTCCCCAGCCTGAAGTTTACGCAAATACTAATTAATAGATAGTGCCAACTGGTAAGGCATAAACCAGACAACCAAAACTGCACGGTTAAAAGCAGATATCCATAAAAGGAATTTTAAAAATAAATGACACCTGAAGAAATCAAGCAATTACTCACAGAGAGTTTAACTGAGATTAAAACAGAATTACTATCTGAAGTTGATAAAAAGAATCAAGGACTCGCGGCTTCCCTTACTAAAGAAATCAAGAAGCTAACTACATCCCCAACCCCTGTGTTGTCTACAGAAGGTGATTCTGAGGAACCTAAAGAAAAACTATCCTTGAAAGCACTTCAACAACAGATTAGCGATTTACAAACTCAGTTAACAGAGAAAGATAAACAGGCATTTGCTGCAAAGCGATCGCAAGCTGTTTCTTCTGCAATCTCTAAAACTAACGCTCTCAGTGCGCCCACCTTCCACAAATTATTCATGTTAGAGCATGAGAGTTTACTTAAGGAAGAAGAAGGTAATTGGTTCGTTGATAAGGGTGGAAATATCATTGGTTTAGATGACGCTGTTAAAAATTATCTAAACACAGATGAAGGAAAATTCTTTGTACCTCCTAGTGGAGTGAATGGTTCCTCATCACAAGAAACAAAAACAACTCCAGCTACCCCAGGTACGAAACCTAAAGCTGCGGATTTGTTATTTGATGCAATATCCAATCTTAACGACTAAAAAAGAATTTAAATTATGGCAGTTATTGCTGATGTAACCAAAAGTTTGATGCTTTTGGTAGAAGAAGAAGTTGCTGCTCTGCAATTGGGTTATTACCCAATGTTGAGCCGCTTGCAGAAGAAAATCACTTCTCAAAAGACGATTAAATGGAACGCAAATGTTGGTGGTGCAGCAGCAGTTGGTGAAGCAACCACAGCTAACATTACTACTTATTCCGAAGACAGCATTATTGGTGCTTCCTTGGCTATTGGAACCAACCGTCTTCGTAGTTCTTTCCAAATTCAAAAAGAAGACCGCGCTGAAGCTGCTGCTGCTGGTCGTGGTGCTTTGCGTGACTTGTATGCACTTGAAATCCAAAGTGCTTTAAGAACCCTCATGGAGACTCTATCTGACCGTCTTTACACTGGTACAGGTATTGCTGGTCATGGTGGTCTAATTGGTCTGGGTACTGTAGTTGCTGCTGGTAGTTATGCAAACATTGACCCCGGCACATATTCAGCTTGGTCTGCTGTGTTGAATACTAATGCTAGCAACCGTGCTTTGTCTGCCGATTTGCTGCTTGCAATGGAAACTGCGATCGCACGCAAAGGTGGTAACTTTACCGCAATTTATGCTTGCCCAGAAATTATTGCTAAGTACAAATTACTGTTTAATGCTAATACTGGTTTTGTAAGCCAGCTACCCCCCGGTCAAGTTGACCTCGGCTACACAGGTGTAAGCTATGCAGGTCGCCCAATTATCCAAGACCCATACTGCCCCAACAACACTTTGTACTTTGTAAATGAACCTGAAGTTGCTTTGTACACTTTCAATCAAAACAACACGGACTCAAGAGAAGGTATGCAGGTTGCTGTTGCAGAAATACAGACTTCAAATCCAGATTCTGAGAACTACGCTATTTACCTCAAGCCCCAGTTGAAGGTGCATAACAGAGCTAAAGGTGTGGCTTGCCTAGAAAAAATCACTCAGTAGAGAATAATGGCTAACTTCACTACAACTCAGGTAGAAAAATTAGAGATGGTGTTGGGGTATAACGCCCCCATTGCCTCAGTAGTTCATAGTCAGTTATCTACTAATTTTCCTCAAGTGGTGTATGACCGTGCTTTAGTAATTCTGGATGATTTAGATGCCATTAATGCCAAATTAAAAGAGGCAATGGATACGAGTTATGTTACCGAATCCAGAAGTACAAAATTATCATATGCCCAGCACGTTAGACATCTAAAGAGTGAGGGCAGTAGGTTGTTGAGGGAGTTAGCCCACATTCTCTGTGTTGCTGTTGAGTACAACCCATACTCTATTAATTTACCTAAAGTTTACTGGTAAAATCTAATGTTTTCCTACCACATAAAAACATCAGGCCCGATATTTGAAAAACGCGGGATAGTTAAACAAATATTAAGTGGTGCTTTAGAAGAAACAGCAGATTGGGCACAAAATAGAATTAAAAACCTAACTCCTGTTAAAACTGGAAGGTTAAAGGCAGGGTGGGTTATTTCAGCCACTAAATCAGCAATAAGAGTAGACAACCCAACACTTTATGCCCCATTCGTTGAGAAGCGGGTTGGTATGGTATCCAAGACGGTTCCTGATGTACAGGAGAAGCTTATTGCTAATGCTCAGAAATTAATCAAGAGTAAAGTTCAATGAGTCTCTACACCAAACTTGCTGAAGTAGAGGGGAAGATAGCTGCTGTAGAAGAACGGCTTGGGTTGCCTCAGCGTAGATATTTACTTGTAAGGCATAGTACTTTAAATACAACAACACGGCTTGTGGAGATAACAGACACGCTGATACTACCTCGGCCTTATGCTGTGAATATTTCTCCACGGTTTGCCAACTTGCAGGTATCTATTGAGGGTGCAGATTCTATTTATTTATCTGTTAATGATTTGCAGGTAGAAATTCCTAGAACCTTCACTAAATCACTTTTCCTTCCAAGCGCACCAACAAGAGCAATTTTTATATTAGAACCACCAGTTAATAATAATCAGGTGGTTTATAGCAATCCAACCACAAAAGAGATCAACGGGGTGAAACCTTATAAGCTGCTTGCGCTGATGGAGAATGACCCTACCTTGTGGAAAATTATCCTCAGAAGAGAATCAGACAGTAAGAAAACCACATGAATATCCAAGATGTTCGGGAACGAATATCAGAATTTTTATCAATTAGGGTCAGGATTGATTACTGGGGTTTAGATTATCCAGACCAGTTGTACACACAGATTCTTTCTAACACCCTGCCTGCTTGTTCTGCGATCGCCCTTCCTATTCAGAATGTATTTCATTACAAGGAAGGGTTCAACCTTATTAAGACTAAAGCACGATTTCCCTACAGAATTGCTTATAGGTTTCCTGGTCAATTAAGTTTTCATGACCTTCCCTTTCCAGCATTGGAAGGAATGTTGTCATATTTACAATTACTATCTCTACTGCAAACACCAGATTCTAATATAACCTCATTTGCCCCAGCAGATTTAGAAGACGCTGTTACGGTTGCACGGACTGAGGATTTAAATGCAGAAGGGGATTGGGTTGTCTATTTGAACTTTGGTTTCGACGTTGAATTTAACACCACAACCATCCCCGACCTAACAGATTTGCAGCCCCCTGACTATTATGAATTTGATGACCCTCCTGCTATTGAGGAAGTAAATATTCGTATTAACCGAGCAAAACAGCGGTTTAAGACCTCAGACCCCTCAACATATATTCTCGACTCAGAAATTAAGATAAATCCTTAAATTATGACAAATATTAACGCTTTTAGCTCGTTTAAAGCACCAGGCGTAAGGGTAGTAGAATCTACCTATGGATACAGATCATTAGAAATTGCTTCTTTTGAATCAGTTTATATGATTGGTTCTTCGGCTTCCGGGAGTTATTTATCCCCGACTCAAGTAACTTCATTAACTGATTTTACAAACGTATTTGGTGCATCTCCTAGTGAGGCTGCTGTTAAATTATTCTTTCGCAATGACAAGCGTGGCATTCTTTATTTTGTACGCTCACCCATTGCTAAGAGATATACAATTACCGTTAGTTCTGCTGTATCTGGTGCTTATACAGCCACAATTAATGGAACTACCGTTACATACACTGCTCCCGCCAGCCCAGCACCTACTCTAGCTAGTGTTGCTTCCGGTATATTAGCTGCTGTTAATAATTCTTCTGTAGCTAGTGCAGTTACAGCCGTTGCTGGCAGCACTACAGATAAGGTAGTTGTACGGGCTGATGACCCCCAAGCTAACCTAACTGTTACTGTTGGTTCTAATTTGTCTGTAGCTGCCCTTAATCTCACCACACCAGCAGCCACAGATTATGTTTTTGCAATTGAAAATTCTTTTGATGCAGAAGACGGATGGAATCAGGGTTTTATAATTGCTCCTGAAGCATTCCAACTACTCGCAACTCAATCTGATCGTTTAGCTGTTGGCAACGCAATGGAATCACTAGCTTCAGATGAAGCTTATGATTGGGTTGCATTAATCGATTCTGGTACTGGGTTGACTGTAGCTGAAGCTCAAGCTGAAGGTATTCTCTACACAAGCCCACAAGGTCACAGTGGCTTCTATTACCCTTACCTAACAGATTTGGAAGATGGTGTAGTTCCTCCTTCTTCTGCTGTAGCTGGTGTTGCCACACGCCGATATCGTGAAGAAGGTTTTCAACAGCCCCCTGCTGGTAGTCGATTTCCAGTTCTGGGTGTCAAGGATGTTGTGACTAAAGTTAATACTCAACAACAAGAAGTATTAAACCCGTTGGGTATTAATATTATTCGCAATTTGCGCAATAAAGGTATTTGTGTATGGGCAATGAGAACTCGCTCCACTTCTGAGTTCTATACATTTCTGTCCACTCGTGTTGTCATGAATGTCTTGAATGGTTCCTTGCGTTCATCTTTTGACAATGACCTTTTCTCTGTAATTGATGGTCAAGGCATTCTCCTGAACACAATAGCCCAAACTGCTAGTGCTTTATGTTCTCGCTTATGGCGTGGTAAAGCCTTGTTTGGTGCAACTGAAGCTGATGCTTTTGAAATTAAGTGTGATTTTGAAAATAACCCACCTGAAATATTAGAGCAAGGTAGTGTGATCCTTGAGGTTTACGTTGTTCCAACACCCCCGATGGAACGATTACTAATTAACACCATTCGCGTAAGCATTGGTACTCTACCACTCAACCAAGACCAAGTACAATCCCAGTTGATTCAGCCAGCAGTATAAGTAATTTGAGGATAATTTAATAATGAGATTGCAGGACATTTCCCCAATCAGCAACAGTGATTTTCTGATTACGATTGCTGGGTTGAATAATATTTATTGGACATCATTCAGTGGAGTTAAAGTTAGTTACAAACGGGCTTCTTATAACGATGGTTTGTCTAACACTACCCGTATGGCTGATGGTGGTACACGAGAGTATCAGCCAGTAACAATTAGCAAACCATACGACCCAGAGAAAGACCAAACTGCCATTGATTTTATCAAGCAGCACGAAGATGGAAGCATATTTGACCTTGTGTTGCGCCCAGTTAAAAAAGTAACCAACGCCCAAGGAACAGATACTTTCCGTGGTAATAAAGCCTGGTATTTATCTGGATGCAGAATCTCTAGCTGGTCTTGTGCAGATGGTGTTGATACTTCTGATGGTTCAAAAGTAACAACGCTACAAATTGAATTCAGTTTGGAAAGCGCGGAACTTAAATAAAGGTAAGAGATAATGACTAGAAGAGTAGCGGTTGATGGTTTAAAGCAGGATACCCCTAATTTAATTAGTGGTACTCCTGTGTTGCCAACTGAATCAATTGAATCAGATGAATTCAAAGCTGATTTTAATCCAGATGAAGGCACAGTTAGCTTTCAGTTAGAAGATAGCACTCCGGTGGTGATGAAATCTCCTAAAACAAGACAATTTCTTTTACTGGAGAGTTTTATAAAAACAGCAGAACCTGAGTATAAAACTGAGTCTTTTATAGCAATTAAATTAGCTTCACTCTGTATCACCAAGTTTGGTACTTTAGATAAAGTGTCCTTTGATTACCTGCTGGATGAGTTGGAGTTTACGGATTTAGAGAGGCTGGCAGCAGCCATCTCATGCTTTCGAGATAAGCTTGATGCTATTGCGAGCAAAGCTGTACGTTAGTGTTCAATCTCTCCCTGCATTTACAATATCTGATTTATTACAAAACCTGATGATAGCTTGCGGTGGAAAAATAACCGAAGCTTACTTTAGGCTCTTGGATATGGAAATATCTGATTGCTTATTACATTTATATATCTTTATTGATTTAAAGAAAAAACAAAATCCTCCTGAGAAGAAATTGGAGCAGTGGGATATGCAGGGAGTAGAATTCTTCGATGCCGAATAATAATAACATCACGATCACGCTAAATGCCAAAGACGCTGCATCTGGTGTAATTAATAATTTAAATAAAAGCCTTGAGGGGGCAACCTTCAGGGCACAATTACTATCTCAGACTTTGTTTGCTGGGGTATCCGCTGGGTTGTCAGCTTTAAATGCTAAATTTAAGGAAGCAGCAGACTTACAATTAAATAATATTACCGCAGCTTCTACTTATGCAGCCCTTACTGGGAGAAGCTTCAAAGATTCAGAAAGGGTATTTGCTGTATTAGATGAAAGATTAAATAAAATTGCTGCTGCCCTTCCCGGCTCCACGCAAGCATACAAAGACCTTGCATTAGGCATCCAAGACAATCTTGTTCCAGCATTCGTTGATGCTAACGGTGTCCTAAATGAAGGTGCTTTCCTTGATGGATTAACAGAGATCACCAGAGGGATGGGATTCCTGGCTGCTGCTTCTAATGTAGCTAGTAAGGATGTTTCTAAATTCACAGCTAAGTTTCTAGGTGGTAGTTCTATATCCGAGTTGCGCCAGTTAATCTTCGCTGAATCTAACCCAGCATTCTTGAGCTTAGTAGAAAAGAGATTAGCGGAGAGTGGTAAGAAATTAGAGCAATTAACAGTTAAAGAAAGAACAGAAATATTAAAAGCTGTTCAGTCTCAATTAGTTACCCCAGAAACCATAAATGCTGCCTCCAACTCAGTTAGCGGGTTGCTAGAGTCCCTAAAAGATAAACTCTTCAATCCATCACAAGGTATCTTCGGGTTGCTAAGGGATTTGGATGAGAAAACAGCAGGCAACCAATCTGTATTAAGTGCATTCAATGACACCTTAAGAGCTTTGATTGGTAATGATGGTTTATTTGCTACCATTGGAAGGGCTTTAAATTTAATAGGAATAAAGGATACCTCTTTCCTGGAAGGCTTGAGGGGTGGCATTCAAAATCTAACTGTTTGGATTAATAATTTAAATACTTTTCTTCAAGGAATATTATCCAGCGGTAGTTTAGATAATATTCTAGGAAGTATAAATTTTACTGATATTGGTTCTTCCCTATCAAATTTTATAAATTCTGCTGTCAAAGCTCTCCTTGATATAAATTATCAAGGTGCAATAAAATATGCACAACAAAGTATATCAACATTTCTGAGTGGATTTAAGATAGATACCTCCCAGTTGAGTCAGTTACTAACCAAAATCATAGACGCATTAAACTCTATTGATTGGAGTACGTTATTCAAGGGGATAGGTGCTGTTCTGGCTGTTATAACCAACATAGTTTTAGATGTTATAAGCAAAATTGATTGGGGTAACTTAATAGGAGCCCTACTTGATGGTTTAGGTGCTTTTCTATTGCTTTTGGATTGGGGAAAATTAAGTGTTGAGATATTAAAGGTAGTTGGAGCAGCTATTTTAGCAGGGTTAGCAGGATTACTTATTGCTGCTGGTTTGTTTTTTGCTGGTGTACCCACAGCAGCTATTGGAACTCTAACGGCGGGAATTGCAGCTTTAATTGTTGGTCTTATTGCTGTATTCAGAGCCAAATGGAATGATATCACTAAAGCATTCAATGATCTTTTTGCTTTTATTGCAGAGGGGATCACCAACCTTTGGAAAGATGTAGTAACTGTATGGAACAACCTCACTAAATTATTTAATGAATTTTTTGCTTTCATGGTTGAGGGGGTTACCAACCTTTGGAAGGATGTGGTAACTATATGGAACAATGTTGTATCTTCTGTCCTTGGGTTCTTTAATGGTATTCAAGGATATTTTAATAATTTATTATCCAAAATTCCTGGATACAACCCAAGCACGAATACAGCCAACTCTGGATTAAGTTCAGCCCAGACATTAGTGCCAAATGCTGCATCCGGGATGTCTAGTGGTTTATTAGCATCCCTTGCCAGAGAGAGAAGAAATGCACCTCCTGGTTCCGGGTTGGTTGTTGCTAATACTTCAGAAGCAATACTCACACAACGACAGCAAGCTAATTTACTTAATAATCTTGGTGGTAGAGGCGGATTAAATATAGGGAATATAATTATATATAGTCAAGCCACAGATGCTGAAGAATTAGTAAATGATATGTTCAAGCATCTTGAACAACGGTTTTTAAAATACTCCCAAACACATTTTTCAACCGCTACAACATAACGATTTCCCCTACTACCAAAAAGTAGGGGAGTTTTTTTATATTTAAAAATTATGAATGAATCAGTAATTTCTGGTTTAAATCCAGCAGATAAGGTAGAGGGTATTTATGCTTATCTTGTGGATGAATTGAATAAATCTGTTTTTACTTTTTTATTTAATCCAGAGGAAAAGTCTTTTACAAGACAAGCTAAATATGATGAAGGAACCACAGCATTAACCTCCACACCCTCACAATTCTACAGGTGTACAAAAGGCTTAACTCTTCAAATATCTGACTTAATACTAGAGAGTTATTCGCGCAGGAAGACATGTCAGTTGCTTTTAGATAAATTACAAGCATTAATGATAGCTGACCCCTTGAAAGGCAAATATGCCCCCTCTCCTGTTTACTTTAAATGGGGTAAGGATTCCTTTGGCCCAGCCGTCATTACTGATTTGAGTTGGAAAGAAACAAGTTGGTTAAACGGTGAGGTTGCTTCTGCCCGTGTTGATATAACTTTTCTGGAGATACCTTTAAGTCAATTACCTAATAAGGCTGTAGCAGAATCCTCTGAGAATCGTCTTCGTGCTGCCATAAATAAGTCTAAGGTACTAACAGATAGACAGAAGGAAGATGCAGCTTCTAAGGCTAAAAAATGGCTAAATCAGAATATTAAAAAACTACCAGACACCATATCCTCTCTTGTGAGAATTAATGCTTACAAATTATCTACATCAAACACTGGTGTAGTTACATTATTTAATTTAAAATCCCAAACTCTTGGGACTATTGGCATTTATCAGGATGGTGTTTTAGACACTAGTACCAACACGTTGGGGTTACGCAAATGATCAGACCTACAACACTACAAATTAATGTTGGTGATTCGCTGGCAAATATATCTAATGAAGTTATGGGTGATTATTCTCAGTGGAGAGAATTAGCCGAAATGAATGATTTAGATATCTTCAAAGCTATAGAAATCGGTAGAACTATAAAAATACCTACAGCCAAAGAGGTAGAAGACAGTCTCAAGAAGGCAGTCACTAGTGAAGTAGATAAAGTACTCAAGGATTTAGACTTATCTGCTCTTACTAAGAGTGTTGTTGACTCAATTGGTGAGAAGGAATATAGGCTTATCGGATGGGTACTGTAAATAGCAAACAATCACAAAGGCTACTCGATCCCTATATTAAAATAACTATAGGGAAGTTAGGAGAACAAGCCGGAGATACTTTCATTATTGGTGATGAGAAGTTAATTAAAGCATCAGTAACTCTTGGGGAAGGTAAAGTCCAATCTAGCTGTAGTTTTACTGTATTAGACCCTGACAGGAGTTTAGTTGATAAGTATTTCACTTATATAGAAAAAGTGGGTGGATTAGACCCTGTAGAAGCCCCCAGCACCACACAAAACACGAACGTATCTTCTATTAGCAACTCAGTTATTGACGCTTCTGATAAGTCAGGTAGAGTGATATTTCAGAGTACTAAAGCATCATTGTTCAATGACCGTGTTGGTTCAAGAGGTAATAAGTTAGACCCTGATAATATCTTAGGCTGTGCAATGAGATATAACAATCCATCAGCAGCAGGACAATTTGGATCTACAGGAATGATTGATTATTTAAAGTTTGGGGATAAAGTTAAAGTCACCAACTTAGATAATGGCAAGAGTGTTGTTTGTGAAATACAAGATTGGGGGCCAAATCCTCGGCTAGCTGACAGAGGAATTGATTTATTCACTAGAGCCTTTAATGAATTAACTAACACTAAGGGGTATCAAGCTGCGCTGAATATAGGCATTCTTAACAACGTTAAAGTTGAATTAATAGAAAGAGCAACCACAACATCAGCCTCATCTAATAAAGATAAGAATATTCAGCAGGTTGCTCAAGAACAATCCATTACCTCAAAAAGCAACACAGCCGCTGGGTTGTCTGTGCCTGAATACACTGTGTACAACAGCCTCTCAGTTAACATGAAGGCTTTCTTGGACACCATTAGTTATGCTGAGGGTGCAAAATATAACACAATATTTTCTGGTAGAACTTTTTCTTCTTATAAAGACCACCCCAATATTGTTATCACTGCTGGAGGATATAGTTCCAGTGCTGCTGGCAGATATCAATTTCTTAATACTACTTGGGCTTCTCTGAAGAAGACTTTAAATCTTCCTGACTTTACACCCTTATCCCAAGACAAAGCAGCAGCAAAATTGATCATTGACCAAAATGCATTTACCGATGTTGAGACTGGTAATTTTGATTCTGCGATCGCAAAAGTTAATGATATTTGGGCTTCCTTACCTGGATCTCCTTATGGACAACCCACAAGACCGCTGAATGAATTAAGAAATTACTACAACCAGCGAGTCAAATTTTACCAGGAAGGGAAAGTAGAGTCCACTAAAGCAGCAGAATCTACTTCTACCAATCCCATTCAGGAAAATATTCCATCTTCGGCAACCTTAGCTGGTTCTCAAATTATTGTTGAAATGGGGTATGGCGGTAAAACCATAGCAGCATACTCATTTATCCATGTAGGTTTAAAATTTTCACTTTTTGAACCGAACGGGCTAGAGTTCACTGGTCAGGCTGCATCATGGGTGCTGACTCAACGAGTTAAAAATACTGTTTACACTAACATTAGTTTCCGAAAGATAGCCCAGAGGATTACGTCTGCTTACGGGATGTCACTCGTGATGCCAGAGGAAGGCCCCACATATACTTATTTTCCGCAACGTGGTCAAACTGATTATGAAGCTCTACTAATAGAAGCAAGGCGAATCGGTTACCGAGTCTACACCAAAGGAGCAACTTTATATATTCAGCCAAGACAAGGAGTTACTGCGGATAAGCAGATATTTGTCCTTGAGTACGGCGATAATATGGGTACTAGTTTTCAAGTTACTCATCAAGCTCAAAAGGATTCTGCTGGTGGTGCTAGGTCTTCTGCTCCCGGTGCTAACAACACAACTGGCGAAAGAAAGTATGAGATTGACCCCGATTCAGGTCAGGTTATCCAGAAGAGAAAGGAGAATGTAGTTGGCACTGGTCGTGATAGCGCGATCGCTACTACAGGTAGTCCCATTGCGTTGCCAACACCAAAGACAAATGGTGCAACTGATAAGCAAGATGCAGAGCGAAATGCTAATGAGAACAGAATCAAAGGCATTATAGCTACTGCTGAGTTTCCCACTACTCCCGAAGCTTTAACCTTAGATCCCGATACTCCATTCCTTACTAAAGGTGTATCGGCTTTCCTTGATAGGATGTGGGTTGTGGACACAGTTAGTCATGAATACCAAACAGGTAATTTTGTTACCAAAGTAACCTGCTACAGCCCAATCAAAAACAAGAATGCTTCTAACTCCGCTAGTCCTTCCGTAACATCAATTTCTAACTCTGTAATACCAGACAACCCCTCTGGTTCCACAAACTCCACAGGTTTTATTAGACCAACACCGGGAGTTGTAACTAGCAGACATGGAAGCGTCAATCCCAGAAGACCTAATCACAAAGGTATTGATTTAGGTGATTCGGTTGGTACTCCTGTGAGAGCTTCCGCAGCAGGAACAATTAGTGGTGTAGTCGCGGGATGCCAGGTTGGTAATATCAGTTGTGGGGGTGGGTATGGAAATGTTATATTCCTTGACCACGCAGATGGATACCAGACTAGATATGCTCATTTAAGCGAAGTCTTAGTTACTTCTGGGACTGTACAGCAAGGGCAAGTGATTGGCAGAACTGGCCATACAGGACACTCAACAGGCCCCCACTTGCACTTTGAGATTAGGAAGAACGGTCAACACCTCAACCCTGAGAAATTTATCAAATTCTAAATAAATGGAAAAGTTATTTGAACTCTGGTTAACAGCAGAGAAAGCTTCTCAGATTGCGCTAGACCAGCAGGGGAGACACCAGTATCCAGTTTTAGCTGTTGTGACTAACAACAGTGACCCGGAGAATAAACGCAGAATTAAAGTTTCTCTGCCATCTTCCCCTAACTTAGAAAGTGATTGGTTGCGAAGAATATTACCTTATCCCCAAATTGACCCACCATTACCAGCCGTGGGTCAAACGGTTTTAATTTTATACATTGACGGTGTAGAGACTAATGGATTTTACCTGTCTGTAGTGAATGCAACCAATCCACCCAGAAGTAAAGACTCTGCACAAAATGATTATTCTGAAAGTATCCCAGGCAATAGAAGCACGGAAATTAATGGCAATGATGACCTAACTGTAAACAAAACAGTTACTACCAGTGCTGCTGAAGATATCACTATAAAAGCTGGTAAGTCTATTAAATTCCAAACTGATTCAGGGGCTTACTTAGAGTTGTCTGAAGCAGGCTTTGTGACCTTAGCTGATGCTTATGGTCATAAATGGACTTTAGGTGGTAGTGGTGGCAACGCATGGGTCTGGGATGCCAATGGAGCAAGTATTCAAGTAGTTAATGCAACCAACTTCAGTATTAATAATCATCAAATTGCTACAGTTGGAGCTACCGACACACACGGCGATACTATTACCAATCGTGGCTGGTAATTAACTTAATTACGCAAAAGCTAATTATTAGAATGGCTATTACAAAAGGGATTTCTTTCCCATTAAGTATTAATCAAGTAAGGGGTACATTAGATGTATCCCAGGAAGGGGAATTATTTAAAGGTCATATATTATCTTTTCTTTTAACAATGCCCCGTGAAAGGGTCATGCGCCCACAATACGGGATGCAAGACCCATTGTTTGATTCCATCCAAGATATGACAACCATATCTGCTGAAATTCGGGAAGGTTTAATATCTTACGTACCTGGGATTGATTTTCAGGTAACTGGGAATATCAGCGACCAAGGCGAAGCAGTTGTTAATATCTATTGGAGTTATGAAGATAAGGACGAAACAATAACAGTTACACTATGAGCGATATATCTTCAATCCCATTGGATGATGTGGTATTAGACCAGAGAACGGAAGAGGATTTGGTATCCCAAGCGCAGGTAAGAGTATTCAACGCTTCGGGGGGTCAACTCAACGATTTCTCAGAAAACTCACCTATAGCTGCTTTAATTCAAGGTCAAGCCTTTGCAGGTTCAGAATTACTTTACTACATTAATAAATTACCTCTAGCTTTAGTTGTAAAATTTCTAAAATTAACTGGAGTAGAACAGAGTTTAGGCACTAAAGCGGTTACTACATTAAATTTCACACTTACTTCTCCACAAAGTATTCCCTTCACAATTCCAGAAGGTTTTGAAGTAGTTGATTCATCTGGCATTTATTCATTTTTCACAGATGCAAACCTAGTAATTCCTCCAGGTCTAACTTCGGGTTCCGTAACCGCTACGGCTGAGGAAGTTGGTAGTGCTTATAATTTATCTGCCTACACAATAACTAGTCCCACGCAACCGCTTTCTTTTCTCTCTCAGGTAAATAACATTGAACCTGCTTCTGGCGGTACTGACACAGAAACATTAGACCAAACGATCGCCAGAGGTTTAACCGAGTTGCGAGTCAGAAGTCTTGTATCAGCCGATGATTATGAAACAGCCGCCGAAACTATTCTAGGTGAAGGTTCTGTTGCCAAGGCTATCGGGTTGCTATCCAAAGACAAAACAAAAGAGGAATTAGGTGCTGTACATATATTCCTACTCAACGCCAACCAAGAACCAGCTAATGATGCTCAACTTAATTTAGTTAGTAATTCACTAAGTAAAAGAATCCAACTCGGAACTATACTTTACGTTAGTCCTATGGATCTACTACCTATTAGTGGATCTCTGATTGCTAAATTAACTCCTGGTGCGAATATTGACCAAACCATAGCTGATTTATGGGATGCTTATCAGAATTATCTTAACCCTTCCACATACCCAGTAGGTCAAGATGTTGTTATGAATGAGGTTGAATATCACCTCCGCTTGACTGGCGGGATAGTTAATATTCAAACACTCACCTTAAATGGTTCCCCCACAAATATACCCCTACCAAATCTGTATACTCTCCCAACACCTTATAGTTTGTTAATTAAATTGGTTGATGATAATGGGGTGATTTATGAGTCTGTTCGTGGTGGTGGTGAACCAGTTGATTTTGACACTGGAGGAGCTTAATGCAAACATACGAAGCTTGGGTTGTTGAAAAAGCCCCCATTTTCTCAAGATTACCAGAAGTTTACAGAGACAACCCGGTAACAGGATATTTAACAATTTTCTGGGATGAATTATTAATCTCCACTAAAGGGAAAATTGATGATATACCTAGACAACTCGACCCCCTGACCTGTGATGCTAATTGGTTAGATTTCCTTGCTCCATTGTGTGGCTTTACAGGAATATATTGGAACAAGAATTGGCTGGAAAGTCATAAACGAAACCTATTGTCTAATTCCTTCACTAAGATATGGAATAACAAAGGTTCCAGGGAATGCCTAAGCACTGTTCTCAGATGTTTTGAAATTGCGCATGAGATTGCATCTAAAGGTGATTTTATATTTGGGCGGTCTAAATTAGGGGAAGATGCTTTAGGTAACTCATCCTGGCAATATATTATCTACCTAAAAACAATTTACAAAGACACACCAGTAGTCAGCTTTGTTGAGAAAATTAATACATTGTTTGGCCCGTGTTGGTGTAAGGCAGAGATTAAATTTGATGATTCAGTTGTCAGAGATTACCTGCTAGTTGATGACACCCAACTCTTCACCTATCTAATGCTATAAGTATTTAATTATAAGTTTTTAAAATGCCTCAAATATTAGGAACAATCCTCGATTCAGGGGATACACCCATAACAGGTAAGTTAAGGGTTACTTTGAGTGGGACAATGACTGATATTAGTCCTGACCCCGACTCAATTAATGTTGTTGAGCCAAAACTATTTACCATCACCAACGGTGTTGTAGATATAACTCTACGGGAATCAGAGACTAAGAAAATTACTTACAGGTTTGAATTCTTCAAGACAGATGGAGATGGAGAATTAATCGAGCCTGCGTTGTTAGATTTCTACGCTTTAGTTCCCAACGCGACCCCCATCCAATTTGGAACTCTAGTCCCTACTGGGATGGTGAATGATGTTCTGGATACTGGGTGCCTACGTATTGCTCAAATTATTGCCAATGATCCAAGCCTAAGCGCAAACATTGGCGGGCCTTTCCCTCGTGGAGATTTTAACTCCCTAACTACCTATAAGTATCGGGATTTAGTAAATTATCTCAATCGAGTATATATTTGCAGAAGTACCTCACCAATTGTAGGAATTCTCCCTACTAATAGTGCCTATTGGCAATTATTGCCAATAGAACCGGATGGTAATTTAATTTTGGGTTCTGCTGAACCTTACGGTTCTAGCTGGAATGGTTCTGGATTAGCCACATCACAAAATGCTGTTTATACAAAAATAGAATCTGTATCCAGTGATTTAAATTTAAAGGCTAACGTTAATTCTCCTAGCTTCAACGGTGTCGCCAACTTTAACAACACACTTCGAGTCAGACCTCCCAATACTAATGACCCTGGTGCGGCTTTTGCTGGTTTGGATATCCAAACAGCTAATGGTTATCGGTCTGTTGTTCGTTTCAGCAACAACACAGGCTCAAAACGTTGGGAGGTATTGAAGTCAGAGGAGTCTGAATCAGGGAGTAATGCTGGTTCTAATTTTGTCATCAACTCCTATGATGATTCCGGTAATTACATTGGTTGGTGCATGACAATCAACCGTGCATCCAGAGGCGTGAATGTTGTTACCCCTTCTGCTGGGGATAATTCGTCACGAATAGCTAATACATCTTGGGTGAGAGCTTTAACTTCTGCTCTTGCTCCTTTAGCTAGTCCTGAATTTACTGGTGCGCCAAAATCCACAACACCTTCAGATCCATTTGATAACACAACAAGAGTAGCCACTTGTCAGCACGTTCAGAATATTCTTAGTTTTTATGCTAAGAATACTTCACCCACCTTCTATGGTATTCCTGTATTTAGTGGGGGTGCAACATTCAATCAGACAGCAAACTTCAAAACTATCATTGCTAACTCTGGTGATGTTTACAATCCTGGTTTAGATATTCGGGCAAACTCAAATTCGCGCTCTTGTGTAAGATTCTCTAACAGTTCTGGTTTAACTCGTTGGGAGTTTTTCAAAAGCCAAGACGCTGAATCTGGCTCTAATGTCGGTAGTGATTTTGCGATCACAAGGCATGACGACGCTGGTAATTATCTAGATTACTCCCTTTCAATAGCACGCAACACGGGGAAGATTACCTTAAACAGCAACACAAGTGTTAATGGTAATCTAAATTGCAATAGTTTCACTACAAACTTAGTTGCTGATTTTGCTTCTTCAGCTACTGGCAATCTCGGAGATATAAAAATCTCCCCTAACTACTGGTATGTTTGTGTCTCTACAAATACGTGGCGTAGGGTGGCTCTGAGTGCTTTTTAATTAATCTGTGAATAAACAATTATGACCCGCCAACTTTTCCAAGATGGTGACATCTTTTATGCTGAAGATGCAAACCAAATAGCTTATCCTATACCAGACGGTCAGGATTATATAGGTCACGGGCCAAAGATAAATGACAATTATCTTGATGATGGTAATGACCAAATTAAATCCCGATTCTACAATTTCTACGACAGATTAAAGGTTAGTCACTCTTCAGGATTAACCTTTAGTTATTTGGGTGGTTCTATCTTACTTAGCAGCGGTAATATTGTTACAATTTCCGCTGGTTCCATTAACTTGCCCGACAATTCAAATGTTTATATTTATGTAGGAAGTAATGGTACTGTTCAGCAGTCTAGTGTGTTGCCTAATGAATCTTTTCCTTTAGCAAGAGTTACAACAGCTAGTGGAGCATTAAGTGGCAACATCACAGACCTACGAGATAAATTAGTTGATAGAATCACCCCTGCCACCATTCCAATTACTCAAGTAGTTCCTACAGGAATGATGGTTGAATACGCTGGTAATTTGGCTCCTACGGGCTGGTTATTGTGTGATGGTACAGAATATCAAATTAATAGTTATCCCGCCTTATACGCTGCTATAGGTGCAAATTATGGGGGGAATGGAACCACTACCTTCAGAGTACCTGATCGCAGAGGAAGAGTAGGTGTAGGTGCTGGTCAAGGTACAGGATTAACTAACAGAACTGTTGGGCAAACTGGGGGTCAAGAAACAGTTATTTTAAACGTTTCTCAAATACCCTCACATAATCACGGGGTTAATGACCCAGGGCACATCCATGCTATTAGTGACCCAGGACACATTCACGGGGTAATTGACCCAGGTCATAGTCATAAGATACGGGTTAACAGAAATGATGGTACTGGTAACTACGTTGCTGATAGTAATGGTGGTAATCAGTTCATTGTAACTAATGATTTTGATGCCTTAACTTCTGGCACTAATATTTCCATTGCTCGGAGTGGCACAGGACTAGCTTTATCTGCTGCAAGTACAGGAATTACTACTAATACTCAAGGCGGCAATGGTTCACATGAAAATATGCCTCCGTTTATTGTGCTGAATTTTATAATTAAAAGCTAAATAATGAGAAAATCTTTAACGAATGGTGATTACGCCGAAGCCGTATTTCTAGTAGATGCTAATGGTAATGCTGCATCTAGTGGCCCTGGAGGTGGTGGAGATGCTAGTGCCACTAACCAGCTAACTCAAATAGATAAATTAAATAATATTGATACAGACCTTGGTTCAGCAGGTGATTCGGCTGCTACTTCTGATACTGGGAGTTTTAGCATCATCTCTTTGATTAAGCGAGTATTATCCACTAAACTACCAAACTTAGTTAGCAACAGAATTCCTGTTGATGGATCTGGAGTTACTCAACCAATATCAGGAACAGTAGCATTTAGCAACACCTCTATTCAAGTTAGTAACTTCCCATCTACTCAACCAATATCAGGAACAGTAGCATTTAGTAACACCTCTATTCAAGTTAGTAACTTCCCGTCTACTCAAGCTATTAGTGCATCCACATTACCTCTTCCCACTAATGCAGCTTCTCAATCAGATGTACAAGCAATAAGAGATAGATTAATGCCTTCAAGTGGCATTAGTGTATATAGTGCTATAGGTACATCTGCTGGAGCAAACATTAAGAACTCTGCTGGAACTTTATATAATATTACCTGCACGAATCTAAACGGAAGTATTAGATATCTTCAATTATTTGATAGTACTTCTGCCCCTTCTGGTACTCCTATCAGGAGCTATCCTGTTTATGGAAGTGGCGGATTTCTAGTATTAGGTCAAGACCTTCTTGGTGGAGCAGGAGTAAGTTTTACTACTGGCATTACCTTTGGATTCAGCACCACCGCATTAACCTACACTGCTGGTTCTGCTTCTGATGCAATTATAAATGTGAGGTATGCATAATGAGCGGAAGTTTTGCACCTAGTATTCCTGGGTCTCACCCAGGCTTTGTGGCTGGGAGATACTACATAAATCATTATGGTGGCGCACCTACTACTGGTACTATAAATACTGGGTCTGTTTATTATGTATTTTACTATATCCCTGTAACTGCTAGTTTTGACAGGCTTTGTGTAAACGTCACTACAGCAGCCTCAGCAGGCAACACGGGAAGATTAGCTATTTATAATCTTTCTGGCAATACACCTACTTCATTAATTGTTGATGCAGGTGATGTAGCAATAGATTCTACTGGTTCTAAAGAAGCAACTATCAGCGTCACTCTTTCTCCTGGGTGGTATGCCCTTGCTTTTATGCAAAGCGGAGGTTCTGCTGTTTTTAATGCTAGTGGAACATCTGCTTCTGTTGCTGGTTATGTTTTTGGGACTACATCAGTTTCAACTAGCTTTAATACTTGTTTAAGAGCCACATTAAGTTATGGGGCTTACCCTAGCACAGCTTCCACAAGTTCAATTGCTGTGGCAACAACTGCTCCTACTATTTGGTTAAGGGCTTCCTAATTATGGCGAATATTCCAATTAAAGATGTCTTCGGTAGAACCATTTACATGAAGGCAACTGGCTCTGGTACTGTTGATGATCCATACATTACCGAGCAGAACAACACAATCATCAACGATAACCTTCCCCTACCGTTTGGAGCGTCAACAGAGGAAACCCAAAGCAATATTAAAACCCTTACTGAAGTTTCTCTTGGTAAGAAAGGTCACGCTTTAATTACAAGTACTCTTCCACAACCAGGCACTTGGGTTGCTATTCAAGTAATAGAGGCTGCTACCTTTAGCACCCTTACCTGTGCTAGTACAACATTCCCAGCAATCAACGTAGAACTACCAGCGGGTTTTGTTTTATATGGGGATATTTCTAACTTTGCATTAAGTGCTGGCAAAGTTATAGCCTACAAGGGGTAATCTGATCATGCAATTAGGGCTTGGTTTAAATAGACAAAACTTTAGTAATTACCTACTGTTAGATAGCTTCCCGAACTTAGAATTTGTTTATTCCATAGTTCGGCTTGTTTCTTCCTATAGGGGCCCTTGCATGAAAGTAAGACGGGATAATGTTGTGGTAGATATCCCGTTTACTAACAAGGATTTACTAAATGTAGATAGTCTAATACAGTTTGTAGGCTCAAATGATGGTTATCTTGTAGGATTCTACGACCAAAGTAGACGCGCAAGACATTCTTTCCAAGAAGATATAACAAAACAGCCAAAGATAATAGTAGATGGTATATTTAACCCCGAAGGAATCCAATTCTCAAATGATTCTTTAGTTTTAAATAGCTCGTGGTTGCAAGCCCAGGAATCCACAATAATAGTACGGGAGAATACACCAAATATCACTACATCAAATTGGTTTATTCAAACTACTAATAATTTGCCAAACGAGAATATTATCCTCGGTTATGCCGACCAAAATACATTCAGGGCAACACAGTTTGATAATGTACTTAACTACGATAATCCATCTATTAACTTTCCATTAAATACTAAAAGAGTGTGGGCGGTTACTTCAGGGGCAACCGGGAAAAAAGTTTATCTAGATGGAACGCTAGTAGCTAGCAGTTAATAAAATATGTCCACATTTAATATTGTTGGTAAACGAATATTTGCCCCAGATGGTTCTGAATTCATCCCCAGAGGATTTAACTTTCTTGCTTACAGATATGGCAAAACAAACCAGCGGGCTGGTACTGTTACTATAAACGGTCAGACAAGAGTCATCGGGCCTTATGTTGAAGACTCAATTGTTTATGCTAAGGCTTGGGGAATTAATACCATTCGCGTGTGTTGTAATCCATTAAACACAACGTTTACTGGTGATACACGACCAGAATCTATTGCTAATGCTGTTGAGGCAATAACTAGTGAAGGTATTGTATGTATTCTTGAGTATTGCCACGCCGTAAATGGTCAGAATGCAGGGTACATGTTAACCGAAACATCTAACCCTACACTACAACAAGTTGCTGATATTGGGGCATATTACGCCAATTTATATAAAAATAATCCCCTTGTATGGCTTGAACCATTAAACGAACCAGGAGGTATGAGTCCTGCTAGTCAGCTTGATGCCTGGGCTAGGATGTACCAAGTATTAATCAAATCCATTAGAGATACTGGATTTAATAATATTATTGTATGCAACGGATTGTTCTTTGGACAGGAAGGTGTAAACTACAACGCCAACCCAGTCTCAACTGGTTCATCAGCAATCCTTAGTAGAGGAAGAAATCTTCTATCATTCCGCGACCCTAACAACCCGTTTGCTCCCGTAGTTAATTACAATAATATACTTTTTGGGATTCACGTATATGAAACGTGGGGCTGGGATGCAGACACATCCAGTACTCAAGATCAATATACTGAAAAGCTCAGAAACTACATCACACGGGTACACGACCTAGACCTTTGTATATTCTTAGGTGAATTTGGTTCTGATAACGCAGGCAACTCCACAGAAAGGGCAACACAAGCCACCTATGCGGTCACTAAAGAAAAAAGAATCGGGGCTTTATATTGGGAGTGGCACGGAGATAGCGGGGCGGGTCGAGGTCTTACACAAACTTACGTCATCGATAATAAAAACATTCAGGGCGGTTATTGTATCACCCCTGTAGATGGTACTAAACCCACTAACCTAAGACCTAGTAATGGTGGGCGACATAACGGTGAAGATTTTTGGAACTGGCTTAGATATTGGGATGCAAACCTATACAAGAGTAGTTTAACCGTAGGTGGTAGTAACTATTTTGGTAACCTCCATACAATTGTTGGATTTAGTAAGCCCTTAACCAGCAACACTATCTACAAACTCTCGCAGGCGATCGCTAACCTTTATGTACCATCAATTAATGCTCCCTTCCCAATTAATGAGTTTGTTATTTTACGGGAAGATGGTTCTTATATCTTAAGAGAAGATGATTCCACTTTATTAAGAGAAGCATCAGAACTTATCTACCAAAGTTTATTAAGGGAAGATGGAGATTTCATCTTAAGAGAAGATGGTGGTTATTTATTTAGAGAAAATGCTGATTTCCTTATAGATGAGATTGTACTCAGAGAAGACGGTTCATTCGTCTTGAGAGAGAACGGAGATTACGTAGTCCGCGAAAGATATTCATAA